CGAGGTTTGGGTTCTTATAACTGTCACCGAGCTGCGCGCTCAGAATCAAGTCTTCGTTCGGCACGTCACCGGTCAACAACTCGATGGCGCGTTGTCGCGCGAGCTTGATCGGGGTATCCGTGTCTTTGGACTCGAGAATGACGTCGAGCAGTTCTTTTAGGACCCCTCGGACGTGTTTGGTATTGTCTCGACGCACGAGAGAGAGTCCCTTCACGTCGATGTACTTGAATTCAACCTTTCCGGATTTACCCATCTCCCAGAGCTTCGCAGCATATCGCTTCTTCGAATACAGGAAATACGGCATGTACACCTTTTCGAGCTCCAAATCGTTCGGTTTCTTGAAAAGAGCCGTGCACTCAGCCGCCGCGCGCTCACCGAGTTCCCAGCTGTAATCGATCGCCTCCTGTCCGGTGCGACCCTGTACGTCGAATTCTACCATGACGCTATCGGTATCTGTAATAAGCTAGCTAGTTAGTTCAAGCCGCGCCGATGTTCAAACGTGTAAACTCACCTCCGTAGCGAACCTTTGCACCGGGAAAATTTGCCTCGACGTAATTTTTCGTCTCTTCAATCATGGAACGACCCTTTCGCGTCGTCGTCGATGCGATTTCCATAAGTGGGAGTATACCTTTCGATGCACCGGTGAAACCATACATGCTGTTCATGGAGATTTTGTAAGCTAACTGTTTACCGTTATATACCTCCTTCATGGACGCAGACGTCGCGTTCGCCATGTCTTTTTTAGCCTGTTTCCTGAAAGATTTCAGGTCATTGAGAATCTCGGGGAGAACGCTGGGAACGTTCTGTGCGAATCGGTGTTCACCGAACTGCTCGTACTCCACGCCCGGAATGTTGGCATATTTTGGGTCCATGACGAGAGTACTGTAGCACAAATTATGCGCCATCATGATGCTCGGGTACAAAGACGCGAAATCAAGAGCGGTTATCGGCGTGTAATACGCACCCTTCTGTGCCTCGAGCACCGTAGCACCCTCGTAGCCCTGCTCCGGTTGACTTCCGTACTCGAGTGCAGGTACCCTGAAACCGGATTCCATGGCCTTCTTTGTGAGCTGCGAGAAGACTTTGATTTGCTGTCCACGTTCTACGAGGAAACAAAGGGGTACCCAGGTAGCTTTTGCCATCTCAAGAAGGTTCAGGAGCGTACACAGCTTCTTAAGTAGACGATGTGGAAGAAGGGTATCCTTCACGCAGTATTCAGCAACTTCCCTTAGTTTGACCGGGTCCCCTTCCTGAAACCGTTTGAACATCTCTTTCGGCGGCATGTCAATCTTCTGGTCCCCGAGGTAGAGTTTGGACACGTTATCCAGTTTGTATGAATCGAGTTTGTACCCTTTCTTGACCTCCCCGAAAAGATCAAACACAAAGCGCCCAGGCATAGGGATGAGTTTCAGCGTGTTGTCCCCGAGCGCAGACGAACTCAGTTTCTTCTCAGTCATCAGGCACTGATGGTTTTTGAAGCGCCCTAGCTGCATGGCGTCCCATAGACATCTTCTGTACTGCGCGCGTCGGTATAAGTACTCCAAGTCAAAACCAAAAATGTTCCAGCCAGTGAGCACGTCCACGGAACTCGTCCGGACGTACTCCGTCCACGCCAACAGCATGTCTTTCTCGGTATCATAGCTGAGAATGCGCGTGCCGTCCGAAAGGTTAGGGTCTGTCTGTTTATAACAGAAACAGACCTTGTCGTACGGTTCGTCTTCACCGAAGCGACAGAGCGACGCACCTATTTGAAAACACGCGTCGCCCGGGATCGTTGCGTCCGGAAATTTACCCGTCGATGAATTCGTCTCGATATCAAATGAACAAACGACGAACGGGGCGATGTCATCTCTCGCGACGGGTTTTAATTTCGTCCAGTCCTTGCAGAACAGGTCGATATCGACGTGTGCGATATTGTTCTTCACGCACGACTTACACGTGTCGAGCCATCCCGTGCTCTGTATGCCGGTTTCGTGCATCAATCTAAGCACGGGATCGATGTTTGACTCGTAGACGCAAAGTTTCTTCGTACCACGCGAGAGCGCTATCGGTTTCTTCAGGAGCCAATTCGCACGTCTGCGCATGGCCAAATTGATAAAGTCGAGGCGTAAAAAGTTTTGTTCCTCGTTATTCGTGAATCCCCATATATCCTTCGCCCGCGTGATAGAACAGCCCACTAGGGCACCAGGACATGCATCGTCAATTGCAGCGTAGATCTGACGACCCACGTTCATGTCTGACTGCCCAAGTCGGACGAAAAAATAGGGCAGCACCGCCGTCGTGACGCACACGGACTCGCCATCGGCCGTCTTTCCGAATATAGACACCAGGTGATGAGCGTCGCTATCACCGTCGACGATCCGCGCGTCGTCGCGAGCCTCCCAGGTGAGCGCTTGGAAAACTACCATGTCGTTTTGTGAGGTATCGTTCCATTTTTTTATATTGATATTAGATATATAGACGAAATGTCAGGATTGGTTGAACTGGTTTCAAGAGGTGAGCAAGATCGCCACCTAAATGCATCGCCCGAGATTTCGTTTTGGAGGCAAAATTATAAGAGATACACGAACTTTTCCATCAAGCCAGAGCGTCTCGACTTCATCGGGAAGTTTGATGCGAACCAGGAGGTCACGATCCCGATTCGAACCAAGGGTGACCTTCTCAGCTACGTGTGGATCGAGTACCCAGAAGTTGGTTCGGCTCGCGCAAACACCAAGGGCTTGCACTCACGCGACGCAAACCCGACAGAATTCAGCCTTTGGATTGGCGGGCAAAAGGTGGTCGAAATGGATTCTCTCTTCGTCCAAGGCGTGAACAACGTCCTCTACAGAGGCGCCGACAGTACGTGCGCGGTCACGACGAACGATGTCCTCGAGAACGCCAAGGGCACGAATAACAACGCCGATCACTACATCATCCCGTTCTTCTTCAGCAAGGAATGGACAAAGTGTTTGCCACTCATCGCGATGCAATACTCGGATGTCGAAATCCGAGTCAAGTGTCGCCCCGGTCTCAATGTGGGCACGGGTGTCACCCCGAAGGTGTATGCAAACTTTGTTTACCTCGACGTCGATGAACGCGAGTTCTTCGCTAAGACCGAGCACGAAATGCTTATCACCCAGGTCCAGCACCAACCCGCCGAAAAGACGGATCGAGAGTACGATCTCACTTACTTCAACCACCCATGCATGGCCTTCCATATCTGCTCAGGTGAATCGAACGGTTTGCTTTGGAGCAGCGAGTGGAGTTTCGACTCCGCGACGATGTACGTCAACGGCATCCCTCTGTTTGAGAACATGTCAAAAGTGTACCACCACACGGTCGTCGCGGAAAAGCACACGAGTGGGCTGCCGACCGCGGCGCTCGACGGTGTTCCAGTATACACGTGGCCGGCGGCACTGAACTTGGACAAGTCGCAACCGAGCGGTTCACTCAACATGAGCCGAGTCGACACGGCTAAGATTGTCCTCCAAAACCCGACGTCCGGCGCGGGTAACTCGAGCATTCAGAGATTGTACGCGGTGAACTGGAACATTCTTCGCATCAAAAACGGCCTTGCTGGCGTGGCATACGGAAACTAGATTGAAATAAGGTAGTAAAAGGATCTCGGCAGATTTATTATGTTGCTTTAACATAATAAATATGGGCATGTCCGGAATAGCCGTGCTACTGGCGTGTTGCGCCTGCAGTTGCTCGTCATCAGCAGGCAGCGCTTACGTCGCTGGATTTATCCCAGGCACGAAGTCGTATTTCAAGAAGAGGTTCAAGATTGATAGGTTGCGCGAGGCGACAGAGAATTTCGTAGCCGCGGAGAAGGTCGCCATTCAGAAAAAGCAGGACGTCGTCAATGAGAATAGAGCGGACGAGTACTACTCCGACGGTAATCAGGAACGCGTAAACGATCAAATCAAAGAACTCAATCAAAAGATTCCGATGTTCACGTGGTGTGAGACCACCATGGACGACCTTCGAGCGTTCCGGTACGAATCGGATAAAAACAACGCCCTCGCGGAATCCGTAATCTCGACCGCGGGTATCGACGCGACCTATGCACGCGAAGACATTTGCAAGCAAGCCGCTGAAAAGAAAAGCATGTATAACGCCGTTAAAAATGACCCCGCGTTTACGTCATCAATGCATGTTCTCGACGCGTGGGAAGCCCCGGAAGATTACGAAAACGATGGTATGATGGGACTATGGAACATGGTCCACGGAAAAGCACCGGGTGCGACGTGTGACGCGTCCGCGCCGCCCGTCAACGGGCGCGTGGGCGATTGTACCGATCAGCTCCAGTCTGGTTCATCGTGCCAACCGACATGCAACGATGGGTTTGAGGTGACCGGTGCCACTCTGTGCGCCGATGGAGTCCTCTCACCTGCGTCGTGTCTTGACGTAGCCGACGAAGACGAAGATGCCGAGGAGCTGTTACCCGAAGCCGAAGAAGATGATACGGTCGCAGTCGATATCGATGTCGACGCCGAAGAAGACACCGACGGACTCGCAGCCGTAGACGACACGGACCCAGTGGACGACGAGGAAGAAAATATCGAAGCGTAATGTAATGGTGAAGCCAATCGTCACCGGTGTCATCGTTTTCCTTGTGTACATTTTCGTTCAGCGCCGTAGACGAGAGGGCATGATGTCAATCGAAGTGTTCGGTGATTGTGAGTGCACCGATCGGATAAGACGCGTGGCGTTAGACGACGCAACAAAATCGCTGAGCGCGGCGGGAATCACGACGTCGGCCAAACAGACGGACTCTAATGGTTTCAAGTACATGGGACAAGTTCCTTGGAAATGTGTTAAAACGCGGGGCGTGATGGGAACTGTAGAGTATACTTATGACAACAATACAGGCGGTTCGTTTGATTTGGACCCCGACGGCACGACGCATGCGACGAACGGGTGCCACGACGGTGTTTCGGGGCGCCACCTTTTCGTTAACTGGAAAAGGATCGAGTAGGTCACCCCGTGGACCCGAATCCGGATGCCCCGCGCTCAGTCTTCGCCAAGGCCTGCTCAGTACATTCTTTCACGGGGAGAACGCGTATGCTTTCTAAGATGAGTTGCGCAACTCGGTCACCCGCCGTCGCCCGAAAAGTTTCGGACCCTTGATTGAAAAGCAAAACCTTGATCTCGCCCCTGTAGTCGGCGTCGATGACGCCTGCCCCGACGTGGATCCCGTGACGCACGGCGAGTCCGCTTCTCGGGGCGAGTCTCCCATACGTTCCCGCAGGTAGTTCGATTGAGATACCCGTATCGACGAGAGCGCGCGAACCAGGCTCGATAGTAAAATCATACAGGCAGCTAACATCGTATCCAGCAGCGCCGTCACTACCACGGACAGGTATACGAGCGCGGTCATCATTCTTGTGAACCAACAGACACGCGCCGGGCTGGCACGATCTCGCGGACATTCTATATAGCTATGTCTACCCATTTTCCTAAATGTGTTTTTTCATTCTCGGTCGAATCAAAAAACACACGCTACATTTCGAGAAACGACGATCCAAGGGTGTGAGTAGTGATCCCAGCGCAGTCGAACGCACTCATGGGGCTCGAATAGTGCTTCTGAGGAGAGCGTTTTCGCGTCGAAGGCTGCGTATTTTGGATTTAAGCTCCTTAATGTATGCCATCATCATGCTTGCGTCTCGCTTCGAAATCGCGGGCCGTCTAGTACTCTGTGTAATATCAGCACTCGCTACTTCTTCCGTGAACGTCACGGATTTCATCTACTACTATACAATACAATAACTAAATTTTACACGGGTTTGAATCTACTCAATCTAACACCCAGGGATTGAAGAGAGCGCCTCTTCTCTCTTGACAGACGCGTATCTTCATCTTTCTGAACCTCCAGCCAGAAAAATATACCGTTCCGATCCTGGAAATATTCAGAAAGTATGTCGAGATGGGAAAATTTGCGCTTGAAGTCGTTGAGTCTCGTGAACATCGACAACCACTGATCGGACGACGGCACGACCCACTCGTTCACGTTAGAAGGGTCGTCCAGGTAATCACAGCACCTTCTAAGCCAGGTCGTGAAGTACGCATTATAGTCAAAATCCACAACCTCAAGCTCTACCGGGGGGTCAACGTACATCTGGAGTTCGAGCATTTCCAGTGGAAAAGCCCACGTGAGGATTTCGTACGGATCCGTGGTACTACGTAAAGCGTATCGAATCATGTCAGAAGTTACGAGACCGCGCCCTTGCTTACGCTTTCGCTTCTCATGCTTCTTTCCCTCGGCATTCAGATACTCTTCTCTGGTCAAATCGATACTCTTTGCGAGTATGATTTCCTGGATTTCAATTGGCAACGCATCCCACAGCGACATCCTGATATTAACGCCGAAATTTCTCTTACTACAGGCGTTCCATGATGCCATCCAGTAGTCTCTGAACGCGGCGTATCTCGTCGCGTATCTCGTCCATGTGCAAGTCGCTCCCACGGTTTGAAATGTTTCTCTCCGCAAACAAGCTTTCGACACGCTGTAGTTTCTGGATGGACGTGATGATGTCCGTGCCACACTTCAGGTACCATGAAGCAGCGGCGTCGAGAGCTCTTTGCTGAGCGCGAGTCATTCCATTCGGCATCCGACAGTTCGCTCTGACGATAGTTGTCATTTTATTCTTACAACACGAGCGTCTCTAAATTCTGTACATAAAGTTCGTTGTCTATGATAGCGTCGATTTCACTACCTTTAAAAGCTATTTGTTCAACGGTACCTCCAAATTTTGGGGGCAAAACCTCAAAATTATGTACCCACAAAAAGGACGTGTTACACCTCATCGCCATTCCTCGAAGCGCGTCTTCGTCACGACTCTCAATACCCATCAGGGACATCGACACCCCGAAGTCCTGTCGCACCCTTTCATCACGGTTTATACGCGTAAGGTTCGTGGCCGACATGTCCATGGTCGGCCATTTTCCATGTTTACTCTTGAAATTTGCCAGGTAGCGCATGGCCGAAACCGCCGAGTGTTCTTCCTTGAACGTCATGAACCTGGGCTTACCATCTCGATCTACCATGGTGAGGAACTGCCTGGGTTTTGATAAAGTCAGGTAAATGAAATGAAACGACATGCCATTTCGTTTGTTATACATATACCATTTTTTCTAAACGCGTTTTTATCCTAGAGAAATAAACAGCTTCACTCTTAGCAACCAATGAGCGATTTCGTGAAAGAATTCAATCCACGTGAAGAATCACATGTGAAGTGGCTCAAGGCTATCGGCGAGGCCATGGCCAAGGCGACGAATGGCAAGAGAGTCAATCTGGACTCGGTTGTCAATGATAACCCGATGGGATGCACGATGACGACGATGCTCGATTTTGCCTACGTTCACTTCCAACTCGCGATGAAGTACGCCAACGCCGTCTTAAACCGGGACGCGTTCGTCCCTAAATGATAAATACTCGTCGAGTGTGAAATCACAGTGCTCAGAGTTTGCGTCCATGCGCACTAAGAGCACCGCCCCAAAAACGATTTCACCATCGAAGGGTTTTGGAAGTACGTTTTCGTTTCGAACAAGTGCACCGTGACTCTTCACCAAGACGACATCTATCTCTGACCACTGGCCGATGAAAGTCGGTAGTCCCTGGACCGCGCGAACCACCTCGTTTTTTTCAGGTGAAATGTCGAGCTCTATCTCTTCGATCGAATCGCGTGTAGTATGTATAATCACAGCCCTTGCCATTTAATGTAAATGGACATTATTACTGGATGACAGACACGTTTAGAGACAGACGACGTAAGAAGCATAAGAAAACATGAGTACCAAACAAAACACTCGAACATTCGTTGTCGAACGGCTCTCTGAGTTACTGAACTTACCCACCGAAGACGCAACAGTGATTAATCTAGAAAGAAGCATCAACAACCACGCAGTAAATGCCATGCAGAACCACGAAGAAGCGGCGTGGGATAACAGGAAATTCGTCGAGGTCTATAGGCACAAGTTCCTGGAGCTACAGGCGAACATCAGGAGATGCGAATCGTTCGCGAACAAACTCGCAGACAAGAAAGTAAAGTCCGTGGAAGCCATTAGTATGAAACCATGGGAGGCAGTACCGGGAGGCGCGATGGCGAAAGCGAGGGATGCACACATTCACAACGAGATGAGAAAAGAGTGGTTCAACAGGGAAAATAGGAATCAAGAGGGGTTTTTCACGTGTTCAAAATGCAAGAGCAGGAAGACGACGTACTACCAGCTGCAGACGAGAAGCGCCGACGAACCAATGACGACGTTTGTATCGTGTTTAAATTGTAATAGAAATTGGAAATGTTGATTTTATTTAGAGAAATGCACGGAGACCAAGTATGTACGATCCACCGAGTGCACACTATTCCGAGATTGACGTTCAGGATGTCGATCAGAAACATGTGTTCGCCTTCATGGGTAAGAGCGGGCGAAGATTTTACTGGCTGACTCGGCGTTTATCTCTCGATTATCTGTGGTTTGACTTTGACCGAATGAAAATAGAGATATGGGGTCCATTCAGCATTCACGAATCCGCAGGACATATCATTAGAGCGGAATTGGACCATTTCCTCCAAGGTCTAGAGAGTAGAGATGAAAATAATACAGAACCATGAATACCAGGAGAGAGATTGAAGATGCCGGAGGGTTGGTGAAGTACCTCATCGAACCACCACCCACGTTTTACGAAGGAGATCAAGGGCGCGCAGTGGAGATAGAGGTCGAGGGTCGTGCGCGCGAAGACAGTGCGGCGGTCCGTGTAAAAGAGGTGTCGAGGGACATCGATCGCGTGTACTTGCAGCTGAAATACACGAAGAACAGGGTACGAGTCAAACTGAACGCGAGTTTATTGGACTTACATGAAAGATACTACTCCAAGGGGAAAATGCCACCCATCCGATCTATTGTCGCGGCATACAAATCCCTTGGTTACTCGGAAGCGTTCCTAGAAAGACTCGTGAAAGGGAGAGAGCGCGCGAAGAGACTCTGTTCTACCCCGTTCGTCAATGCGTTCGTCGCACAGCCGCAGCGGACAAAGAAGGCGAAGAAAACACCGACGGTTGAAACAGAACCAGAAAGCGACGCGTCCGAATGCAATTCGGATGAAGAAGATACTAGCGATCACGAAGATGACGGATTTGATGTAGATACCAATGAGGATGTGGTTGAAGAACCCCTAGAGGATGATTTCGATGAAGAAGACGATGTAATGGATACATAACCCGACGCACGCATGGAAGACGTTTTCTACTCTTTTCCCCACGTGATAGAGTGCACATGCGTGGGTCGACCGAGTTGCGTTGATATCGCGAACGCGTTCCCGACGTTGGGTTTCCGATGCGCACGAGCGCGCGAGGAACACGGGGTACGAAACGAGTGTTGTCACCACTGGAATAAGTACGGAATCAAGAAAAAGACAACATTCGAAACACATTATCATAGGTGCAAGAAATGCCAAATCCGAAAAAGGGTGAAAGTGCGAAGAAAAGACGGAAAGACGCTGAGCGTCTTCCTCACAAAAAGCTCACCATGCGCGCAACCAGTCGGGCGCAAGCGAGAGGGGCACACGTGTGCAGGGCGACCCGAGTGAACGAAAAGACCAGGAATCAACCTCGATCCAGGTTTTTCACCGTTCCGATATACGCCGACGATATCCCACTCGCTAGAAGCATGATAGGAAGAACTATCGGGTACGACACGTCCTCAGGCTTCACACCCGTCGATGTCGTGGATATCGCCGTATACGACCCGTCCCACGGTGCCATGACGGGACAGCTTTTCGCAGTCGTGGAACTTACGCGAAGTGCACCGATCGGTGTCTTGACCGCGTACTTCGGCGACGCGACCGTTATTTGCTCGAACGCGGCGGACGCGTTCGTGTGGAAGAAACTGTTTACGAGAATAGATTTGTAATTTTAACATCATTTAGATGGTATTTAAATTCGATCCCCATTATTCGACGGCATGCATGGCGTCACCCAAGCCGATACCGTCGAACGGAACCGCGAGCGCGTATGCGCTCGTCCGCTTGGAGAAAGCACTAGAGAAAGTACCTTACGGACCGACCGCGCACGTCGCGTGCTCGAGTGAGCGCGCAATCGTCCCAGATATAATGCGCGTGATCAACCGGAAAGAAAAGACGTACCTTATCCGAGCACGGACGACCCGGGGGCGGCGCATCTTCGACGCGACGCTGAACGTTTTTGCGATCACGAGGACGCCCATGGGGGCGAAAATACACGTACACGCGGACAGTCCGTGTCAGATTTTCGTGAGAAACACCGAGTCCGCGCACCCACGCGAAGTACACACCTCGTCTTCCGGCGACTTTCCAAAACAGTTGACGATCCTCAACCTCAACGAAGGTGACATCGTCCGGTTCGGAGGGGACCCGATCGTCGACGGCGAACGCAACCCTTTCGTATACATATTCACGAAGGTCCGTCGAGCGAACGAGAAGCGAGTCGCGGGATGCGCGAATCTCCACTGTGGGGTGTGTCGCGACTACTTGGTCGACCCACACCACACAGACTGCATGCATGCGATGTGTCTGTCGTGTGTACATGCAATCATGAACACGGCGGAAAGGAAGTGTATCAAATGCGGTGAGCCGCTCAAGGGGAAGCTCCGTGCGTCGAGCGGCCATGCGTCCATGATAAAGAATAACATCGAGCCGTGGCTCGACCCGAACGATAGGTTTTATCGTAGAGCGCGACAACTTTTCGCCCGCATCGACCATCGACGAGTGGTCACCATGGTACGTGATGCGGGTAAAAGCGGATGCATCGCTTGAGATGGTCCCTGAATTGGGTGAGCTCGTCTTTTGTAACAATACAGTCTAACATACGCTTGACGTAAGCATTATATTCCCGGTGTCCGTACCCATGCGTCAGACGATCAACCCGAACGCGCATGACGAGTTTTCCGACAGGAGTTGGCATCATGATGATATTTTCCGACGCATTCACGTCAAATCCCGTTTTCCGAACGATCGGGTGTTCCTTGAACTGTCTAGGGATAACGTGATGGTCCTGCACGAGACCGGTCTTGAACAGACCCTTGCGGATCTTAAAGTTACGTCGAGCGACGCTACCGTATCTCATGTCTCGGTTATAATATGTAGGGGTGTTTTTCACGCTCCTCCTCTGTCCTGATGAGCTGGACGACACCGAGGAACAGAACCGACAGGAACATCGTGTTCTCGAAGTCACCCGTCGCGATGAAGCTCACGACGAGGAGGAGGAGTGTCCTGGCAAACCGAGTACCGAGAAACGATTTGAGTCGCGACGGAGACTCCGTCACGAGGGACGTGCGCGTCATGATTAGGCCCATAAGGCTTATGACGAACGGTGACTTTATGAATGCGTCCACGCGCGCGTTGTAGTTAAAGCCCTCGTGCGTGACCAGTCCCAACGCACCTACGGTGGTGAGCACACTCGGCAGTATCAAGGAAGACATCTTATACATCTATTACACATTATTATCGGGTCCCGCGTTCGATGTCGATTTCTTAAAAAGCTTTCCGAGAATGACCCAATTCCTTCTCGCGCGCTCGCGCCCGCCGCTCTGCGTCGACAGAATACTCAGTCCGTTACACACATCCGGGACACTCATGTTCGCGCGTGCATCTTTGAAGTGTTCGTTAAATGCAGCGATCGCGACGGCAGGTATGTCTGGGGCGTCGTCGAGTAAGCGGTCGTAGTCTTTGCGCATCTTGACGACGTATTCAAGCATGGGTGGTCGGTTTTCGCGTTCTATGCTGAGCTCCATGTCTATGTTGCGATAGAATTTGCTGTACGCGTTCGCCATGACAGAGTGCCGCTCAGCGAGATAACTACTCTGTGAAAACTTTGATATGCTCGTTAAAATACCACCTATGACGTTTAAAAATGCAAAGAAGTATTGCACGTACATTATTCTAGTCTTCGTGTCGTCGTCCTTGTTGTTGTTATCGGGAGATAGGACAGCGAAGCCGCCTACACCGGTGATTGACGAGATGACGATGCTCGGGTAACTCATGATGTCGTTCTGCCTCTTGTAGTGGAGACGCGACCAGTTATGGAGCCATCTATAGCCCGCGGCTTTCTCAGCCCAGTGCCTCAGGAGTTCCTCCTGCTGTGTGCACCACCCCGCTGCACAAGAGGCACCGATGACGGAATCTTCGGAACTCATATTTTACGCGCAGAAGAGTTTTTCAGTTCAGTCGCCCGAGCTCGCGCGAGGGCGTCGACGGCTTCGTTCTGTGGGTGCCCGTTGTGCGCCTTGACCCAGTTCCATTCCACTGAACGAAAAACACGGGCGGCGGCATCTATACTCTCCCAGAGCTCTCTGTTTTTCACGGGCTGCCCATTCGAGGTGATCCAGTGGTTTCTTTTCCAACCGTGAATCCATGTCGTGATGCCGTTTTTACAGTAAAAACTATCCGTCCATATCCGAACGTCCATCGCACCAATTTCTCTGCATTTCTCAAGTGCCCTTAAGATAGCGGTAAGCTCCATGACGTTGTTCGTTGTCCCCTCGTGAGCACCAGAAATTTCAAAATCCTTGCTCACCGCGGCCCAACCGCCATAACCAGGATTTCCCAAACAACTCCCATCGGTCCAAACGTCGATCATGGTTTGTTTGATTAACGCGCTTTCGTCTAAGGCAGTCAGGCAAAAAAATCTTGATTAAAGGTATATGGGAAGTTGCTCACAACCAGGCAAAGAGCCCGCCAGGAAAAGTTGGCTATTCAAGGACTGCGGGTGTGGATGCGGTGGCACGAAGCAGGAAAAGAAATTCATCACGTCCATCATCAGTGGTTTGACGTTTTTTGTCGTCGCTAACCCGAACACGTACCGAGCCATGCGTAAACTTTTAGGTACGCGCATCGCGTCCCCGAACGGAAACCCGACCATGCTTGGGCTCGTCGTTCACTCCGTCGTTTTCCTTCTCATCGTTTGGGGTATGATGAACATCCCGGAAAAGGAAGGTTTCGAGGAACCACCAGTCGCTGAAGAGACCGAAACTCCGGTCGTCGAGGAAGAAGTCGAAGTGGACGAAGAAGAAGTCGCAGTGGACGAGGGCGAACAGGTGGAACCCTCGGCGAACCCGACCATGGTTGTACCAGATGAGGACGAAGAGGCCGAAGAGGATGAAGGCGTCGAATCACCACTGCCGCCACTCGAAGATGCACAGCCGGTCATTCCCCTCGGTTCCGTCATGGACCCGCAGTATCGTTTGTTTTACGACCCGTCGGACATCAAATTTGATCTGCAGTTTGAAAATGAAGGCATGATTGACGAACAGGCCGAAGGTGATGTGTTCACACCAATTCAACCAACGCCTATCGCGAACCCAATCAGGTTGCCGGAAGTGAACATGGGACCGAGCTACTACGCAGCTTACGATTTCGACGCCGCCGAGATCGACCCTGTGAAAGCATCAAACGAAATGCCAACTTTACGCAAAGAGGAAGTCGAGACCGAAGCTGAAGCTGAAGCTGAAGCTGAAGCCGAGCCACAGATGAACTAGTGTTTAAATCCATTTTTTGTTAGACGGATAATCTACATGAAAATGAATGTGTGTTCGTATTTAGGAAGCGGTAGAAGTAGAAACCGGCGCCGGAGTTGCAAGGGATTCAATGAGGTCGACGACACCCACGATGAGTAAAGTCTGCTGGACCATGACAAAGGTACGGGCGATACCAGATTTCGGGTAGATGTCACCGAACCCGACCGTAGATTGCACGGTGAACGAAAAATAGAGCGCGTCCACGAAACTGGCGTCCTTATCGAGCCCCTCGAAATGTCCTTTCCCAACTTTTGCCAGAACCAGGTAAAGGAACGCGAAGAAGAAGATGGTAGCGAGGTTCAGCGTCAATACCTTCAACATGCTTGTTCACGTATATTAAATCAAGATTTTAATCAGAATTCCGCATCAAATTCGATCGAGTGTGCACCATCGTCTAATTTGCCGTAGTCACCCACGCGAACTTCAAAGAATGACGATTTGCCGTCGAGACTTTGGTTGACCATAAAGTCGTATGGGTTCTTGGAATTCCACACGGGCTGTTCACCAATACTTTTGAGTAAGCGGTCCGCGACGTACTCGATGTAAGTGCCCATCGACTCCGCATTCATGCCAATGAGCGCACAGGGAAGCGCGTCACAGATAAACTTCTTCTCGATTGCGACCGCGTCCTGAACGATCGCTCGTATCGTCGCGCTGTCGGGTCGATGTCGAAGCATTTTAAACAACTCGAGACCAAACTCCTGGTGAAGACCCTCGTCCCTGGAAATGAGTTCGTTACTAAACGAAAGACCCTTCATGAGTCCCCGTTTCTTCAGCCAGAAGATGGCACAAAATGCACCCGAAAAGAATATACCTTCAACGCACGCGAACGCGAGTAATCTCTGAGCGAAAGGACGACTCTTATCTAGCCATTTCATGGCCCAATCTCCCTTGGCGGCTATACAAGGGATTGTCTCGAGCGCACAGAAGAGCTTGTTTTTCTCTTCATCGTCCCTGATGTATTTGTCGATGAGTTTAGAGTACGTCTCACCGTGGACACACTCGATGTGCTCCTGGAATGCGAAGAAACACCTGGCCTCACTGTACTGCACTTCGCTCGCGAAGTTCAGGTCGATATTCTCGTTGACGATACCGTCGCTCCCCGCGAAAAACGCCAGGATGTACTTGATGAAATGACGTTCGTTGTCATTCAATTTTTTCTCCCAATCATCAATGTCTGTGCTCAGGTCGATCTCTTCAGCAGTCCATGTACTCATTTGAGCTTTCTTGTACAGGTCCCAGAGCTTTGGGTGTTTGATGGGAAATACCGTGAATCGATTGAGGCTCGGAAGAAGCATTGGCTCGTATTCGTCTTCGATCCAGTCAACGAATGCATAGTAATCACCGACGTGCCTATCGCCGACGAAAATTTGAGGGTAGTGCGTCGCCCCGTTGCATCGGTCACGAAGAGTCTGCTTGTCAACGAACTCTTTGACGTAACCAATACCCTCGCTTTGACACAGC